TATCTAGAGTTATTGAATGACAAACAATATCGTGACTTGAAAGATAACATGAAACTTGGTGGAAAGAATAATGGATGAACAAGACTTAATACAAGACCTAGTAGAAATAACATTTCCTGAAAAAGATGACTTCTTAAAGATAAGAGAAACCTTATCTCGTATAGGTGTGGCATCTAGAAAGGAAAAAGAGTTGTTTCAATCCTGCCATATTCTCCACAAAAAAGGCAAATACTATATCGTTCATTTCAAAGAACTATTCAAACTCGATGGTAAACAAACTAATTTTGATGAATCAGATATGGGTAGAAGAAACACTATAATTGATTTACTTAGACAATGGAGTTTAGTCAAAGTGTTGAATCCTCAACAGATACTAGACCCTAGAGCACCACTATCTCAGATAAAGGTTATACCTTATAAAGAGAAATCTGAGTGGAAACTTACACAAAAATACTCAATCGGCAACACTATTTCATAAATATCCTCTGTAATATTAATTACAGTATTAATTACAGGAGAAAATTATGTTAGAATTTCTTACATGGTTAGTCGGTTGGATTCAGTTGATTCCATGGCTTGTAGCAGGTGCATCATTGATTGCAGCTCTAACACCAACTCCAGTTGATGATGGATTAGTCAAGAAGGCCTATAGTGTCCTTGATTGGTTCGCATTAAATGTTGGTAAAGCTAAAGACAAATAATTCCAAAAAACCCCTTGTTCTTTTTATAACTTACTAGTATACTAGTAGTTCATAATAAAAATTTAGGAGTATATTATGGAATATGTTATTGCAATAGCAGTGTTAGCAGTTGTAATCTATTATGTTTTCTTTAGAAACGATGATAGCAGTTCAACAATCTCAACAACTCCTTCGCCGGTTCCGGCACCAGTTGTTGCAGATGCGAACAACAACGGCATCACAAGTAAAGCCGAACTAAAAACTTTAACAAAAGTTCAACTGTTCGATTTTGCAGAGAGAAGAAGTCTGAAAGTTAAAAAGTCAGGCACAAAAGCTCAAGTGATTAACGAAATACACTCGCAATTAAAGTAAAAGTCTTAACGGACTTCTGAAAGGGACCTTTAAAGGTCCCTTTTTTTATGGTAGCTACGACTCTATTTGTATAAATAATAGCGTAATATTATGAACTGGATAGAATTTTTAGCAGATGTTGGAGCGCCGATTTTCGGTTCTCTAGTCATGGCATTCTTTATTTTCTTAACATTGAAGTATATACTTGAAGGAGTTCTTGGTAATATCCAAAGTCTCACAGGTATTATTGGCATGTTGGAAGATAGAGCAAGGGTTATGAACAACGATATAATCAAGATTGACTTGTTAATATCACAAGCCCTAGAGCTTAGACCAGACTTAGATAGAGTCGCTCGTGCTGAAAACTTCGTAGAGGATGGAAGTATTGATGCAAGAAGAGATTAAAGAATTACCAGAAGATATTCTGGATTTAGAAGTTGATTATCTCGGTGCTGTTGCAGATATGGTTAACCAATTTGGTTTTCCTATCATCATCGCACTTGCAATGGGATACTTTATATACTTTGTCTGGAAATTTGTGACAGAAGAATTAGAGCCGCAAATTGATAAACAACAAGCAACTCTAATAAAACTTATCGACCAAATGAGAATGTTGGACCAAGACCAGATAAGACTTCAAGAAAAGCTTAACACTGTATTAGAATACAGAGAAGCTCAAATATTAAAGGGGAAGAATAGTGAAGATAGTAATACTAAGTAGTTTAATACTAATAAGTGCATCTCTAGGTGCTACACCAATAGTTCATGAATTTAAAAATCCTAGTTTCTCAGGAAAAGGAACAGGCGCCCATTACTTGACCATAGAAAACCAAGAACATTCAAGAAAAAAGGCAATCGAAGAAGCGTTGGAAGCAGCTAGAAAGGCAGCTGAGAGAGAGGCAGATAATTCTACCTTAGCAAAATTTATAAGGAATTTAGAGAGCAGAATATACGCTCAAATGGCAAAACAGCTTGTCGAGTCTATGTTCTCAAACGATAACGCAGTAAGATTCGGTTCATTTGTATTAGAAGGTAATACAGTGACATACGAAGTCATAACGAATGATGATGGTTCAGAGTTTATCAGAATGACAATAGTTGGTTCTGATGGAACGGAAACAGTTATCGAGATACCAATCGGTACTGGTAATTATGGTCAGGACCCCGATGGTTAAATACTTACTCGCACTTACAATCTTATTATCAGGCTGTGCATCAGTCCCTAGATTCTCTAGCGAACCACAAGATTGTAATCCTAAGACATGGGGTGAAGAGTATCCTCATGACTTAGTAAACTATGCACAGGCAATGGGAAGAACTTTTGAAAGAGCGATGCCATATATTTGTGTAGATGAGGCAGAAGTCATAAGACTTCCTTCATACCTAGAATTACTACAATTACCACCTGCACAAGAAATGCCTGTAGTTGCAGTTTATAGTTTTCAAGACTTAACAGGACAAAGAAAAGAATTACCAAACATCGCATCATTCTCTACAGCAGTCACACAAGGTGGCCAAGCAATGGTTATAGATGCATTGAAAACTGCTGGTGGCACTAAATGGTTTAGAGTAGTAGAAAGAAATGGACTAGACCATCTTGTCAGAGAAAGGCAAATTATTAGAAGTGCAAGGCAAGACTTTGCAAAACAAGAAGGACAAGACAAGTATCAAGAATTGAATCCACTCCTCTTCGCAGGAATTATTATTGAGGGTGGTATTGTTGGTTATGATTCCAATCTGTTCACAGGTGGCCGAGGCGCAAGGACACTTGGGATTGGAGTAAGTAGACAGTATCGTAAAGATGCTGTCACTGTAAGTATGAGAGCTGTATCAGTTCTAACAGGTGAAGTATTATTAAATGTTCAGACTAGAAAGACTATCCTTTCAGTCGGCGAAGGAGGCGATATATTCCGATTCATAGAAGAAGGAACACAATTGGTCGAATTCGAGGACGGCGTGGGAAATAATGAGTCAGTGACTTACGCAACACGAGTAGCTATTGAGGCTGCCGTGTTGGAATTAATTTACCAAGGACATGATAGAGGTTTTTGGATTATTGAAGAGGGCCATCGTCACCCACACAATAGTGATGGCGTGAATGAATTGCACTCTTTAGAGGAGAAAAATGAAAATGAATAAAATACTTTCTTTAGTATTACTTATGAGCTCAACATTCGTTTTCGCACAAGCAACTGATGACAACGAGGTCATGATAACACAAACAGGGGATACCTTGAAGTTATATATTGACCAGATTGGTTTTGGTAACAAAATAGGACTGAACAACTACTCTAGTGGTTCTGGTGCTAACATGACTATTACTGGTGCTACTCTAGACATCAATGTAGATATGATTGGTAATCAAAACTTATTGTTTGGACCAGTTGTTGCAGATTCTTCCGACTATGATTTAATCCTTACTGGAGATTCAAACAGTATAGATTGGAATATTGGTGATACAGGTTCAGCCGATGATTCAAGTATTCAGTTCACTATAACAGGTGATTCTAATACTTTTGATTTAGACCAAGGCTTTGCCGCTAGTGCCGAAAGATTAAATGCAGATTTAGTCTTAGTTGGAAGTAGTAATGTATTTGATGTTGATTGGGAATCTGATGACTTAGTTTGGAACTTTGACATCACAGGTGACTCAAACAACATTAACACTTTGCAAAATGATGGCGAACAAGAGCTAAATTTTGAATTAACTGGCGACAGTGCTGATGTAGATATTAATCAAATATCTGGAACATGTGTAAGTGGTGCAAGCAATGCTTGTGCAACACCTAATGCACACATCACACTAGACATTACAAGTGATAACAGTGTTATTCAAATCAATCAGAAAGACGCTTCTAACGATAGTTAGTCTTTTAATCATCAGTGGGTTCGGTTATGCTGAACCCATCGGTGGTGTTATAGAATCTACAGGTGTCACATCACTTGTGCGAGAATCGAATCGACTCACATCAGAAGTCGGAACAGATGTAAATATATACGATGAAGCAGAAACTGCCAATGGCAGAATGTTGATTGAGTTTTTAGATGAAGAAAAACTTTCATTAACAGAAAATAGTCTTGTCTACATTGATGAGGCATATTACGACCCAGACCCAAGTTTATCAAAGATGTCAATTAGAATGGCAAGAGGCACAGCAAGATTCGCCTCGGGTGCTGGCAACAGAATTAAAAAACAGAATGTAGATGTTGCAACACCAACTGCAAACATCACAATGAGAGGGACAGATTTCACAACAACCATTGATGA